TTAATACTAATCTAAATCAATTAGAATTATTAGGACAGCCCGGATATGCAGTAGCATTATCTAACTTTGAAGTAGATCCTGATGGTGGCTATAGACGTATTAATGGCTATAGTGCATTTGGAGGGGATGATGCTGCTAGACCTAATAGTAGTAACAGACCTTTAGGTTTACAAGTCTATGCAGATGGTGTAATATGTTGTTCAGGGACTAATGTATATTTTAGTCAAGATGGCGAAAGCTGGCTTCAGATAAATAGAGCCAGTGTAGCAGGAGGAGGAGATAACTATAGTACCTTTGGAGGAAGATCAGCAGCAGCTAGAACTTCTCAAGGTCAAGCTACTTTTGCTATTTATGAAGGTACATCCGATTATGGTGAAGTAATTATAACAGATGCTGGATCAGGTGTCAAGCCAATGTACTTTAAGATGACAGGAACAGGATCTGCTTTAAGTACTAGGACTTATTTCTGTAAAGAGATCACAGTAAGTAGTACAGAATATCCTAAGTACTGTGTGATACATGATAAGCACTTAGTAGTGGCAGGAGCAGCTACATCTCCTAATACTATTTATTATAGTGGAACAAGTGATATAGATGACTTTACAAGTACTGGATCAGGTAGTATAGTATTAGATGATAAGGTTGTAGGACTAAAGAGTTTCCGTGATGACTTAATTATATTCTGTACTAATTCAATTTATAAATTACAGAATATAAATAACTCTTCAACTATTGCTGTTGTTCCTATTACAAAGAACGTAGGATGTATGGATGGAGCATCTATTCAGGAAATTGCAGGTGACTTGGTATTCCTAAGTCCTGACGGATTAAGAACTATTGCTGGTACAACAAGGATTGGTGACGTTGAGCTTGGTTCTGTTAGTAGAGCAATACAATCCATTGTAGGAAATATCGCTGAAGAAATAGATGATTTTGTAGTCAGTAGTGCGGTATTGAGAAGTAAATCTCAGTATCGTTTATTTTATTCTAAAGCTGCTGCCTCTACCTCATCTTCTAAAGGTATTATAGGAACGATTACACCTAATGGATTTGAATGGTCAGAGACTGAAGGGATACAAGCACATGCTCTTGCTTCTGGATTAGATAAAGATGGATTAGAGAAATCTTATCATGGTGATAAAGATGGCTATGTATATAATCACGATACAGGTAATTCTTTTAATCCAGCAGGAACAGAGACAAATATAAGTGCTAGATACGAGACACCCTTTTTAGATTTTGGAGATGCAGGAACTAGGAAGACAATCAACTATGCAAAGATTTCAGTGACTCCAGAAGGTCAATGTCAGCCTACATTAAGAATGAGATATAATTATGGTGATACATCAATACCTCAACCTCCGAATTATACATTAGATCAAATTCAAGAACCAGCTATATTTGGTTCTTCTGAATTTAATGCAGTTTTATTTGGAGCTTCTAATGATCCGTTAGTAAGACAAGCTGTTCAAGGAAGTGGAGATACTTGTAATTTCAGAATTTATAGTATTGATACAAATGCACCCTATGCAATTAATGGTATATACGCAGACTATAGACCGTCAGGAAGGAGATAATAAATGGCTCAAAGCTATACTAGACAAAGTACATTCGTAGATGGAGATACCATAACCGCAGCGTTATTTAATGACGAATATAATCAACTTGAAAATGCGTTTACTTATTCTTCTTCCAGTGCATCAACTACAGGACACAGGCACGATGGTACTGCTGGACATGGCGGTAACATTCATACGATTGGTGACTTAGACTTCCTTAATAAAATTGTAGCTGATGACACTAATAATCGTTGGGGTTTCTTTGTACAGGTTTCTAGTTCAGCAGTAGAACAAATAAGAATACAGGATGGAGCTATTGTACCTGTCACAGATAATGATATTGATCTAGGTACAAGCTCATTAGAATTTAAAGATCTTTTCATAGATGGTACTGCACACGTAGATACACTTGACGTAGATGCAAATGGAACAGTAGCAGGAACCTTTGGTGTTACTGGAGCTACGACACTCTCTAGCACTCTAGCAGTCACAGGAGCCGTTACAGGCTCTAGTACAATTCAGGGTACAACTATCACAGCTACTACTGCTTTTGTCCCTGACGCTTCAGATGGAGCCGCTCTAGGTACATCTTCATTAGAGTTTAGTGATCTATTCCTAGCAGATGGAGCAGTCATAAACTTTGGAGATGATCAGGACGTAACTCTTACCCATGTAGCTGATACAGGGCTACTTCTTAATAGCACAATGGCTCTACAGTTTAATGATGCTTCTCAGTACATCAATGCTCCTAGTGCTACAGTTCTTGATATTAACGCAACAGATGAAATAGAATTAAATGCTACGCTAGTAGATATTAATGCTAACGTAGAAGTTTCAGGAACATTGACCGTAGCAGGTGCAGTAGACTTTGGAGATGCTGCACTAAGTAACGTAGGTGCTGTACAGCTAGACAGTATTGCAGGGGATGGAGATACCAATACTTCTATAACCTTTAGTGGCTCTGATGTCATTACAATAGCTAACGCAGGAACCAACCAAGTAACATTCAATGATGGATCTATTGCACCAGTTTCAGATAGTGACGTAGATCTTGGAACCTCTAGCCTATACTTTAAAGATGCCTATATAGATTCTATTACAACTACTGGCAATGTAGGCGTAGGAGGAAACTTAACAGTCACAGGTACTACTACCTTTAATGGTGGTACGATTACTATGGGTGATGCAGCTTCAGACAACGTAGTCTTTGGAGCAGATGTTAATTCAAATATTATACCTAATACAGATGATGCTTATGACTTAGGTAGTTCTTCACAGCAATGGAGAAATCTATATGTAGATGGAACTGCTAACATAGATAGTCTTGTAGCAGATACTGCTGATATAGATGGTGGTACTGTAGATGGAGCAACTATTGGTGCTAATTCAGCTACTACGATTGTTGGTACAACCATTACAGCTAATACAGCCTTTGTACCTGATGCATCTGATGGTGCTGCACTAGGAACAAGTTCTTTAGAATTCAGTGATCTCTTTTTAGCTGACGGAGCAGTTATAAACTTTGGGGATGACCAAGATGTATCTCTTACGCACGTTGCAGATACTGGACTATTATTATCCAGTACAGACCAATTACAGTTTGGAGATAGCGGAACTTATATTCATCAATCAGCAGATGGAGTCCTAGACCTAGTATCAGATACTGAAATAGAACTTACTGCTACTACTATTGATATTAATGGTGCTGTCGCAATGGACGGTGCTATGACAGGTGGTACGAATATTACAATTTCTGGTGAGCTAGATGCAGCGACACTGGATATTAGTGGTGATGCAGACATTGATGGAACTTTAGAAGCTGATGCCATTACAGTAGATGGAACAACTTTAGCTGAATATATAGCAGATACAGCAGGAGCTATGTTCTCTAGTAATACTGAAAGTGGTATTACAGTAACCTATCAGGATGGAGATAATACAGTTGACCTTGCAGTAGATGCAGCACAGACAGGTATTACTTCATTACTTGCTACAGATATTAAGATTGGTGAAGATGATCAGACCAAGATAGACTTTGAAACTGCTGATGAGATTCACTTCTATGCAGCTAATGCTGAACAAGTCTATGTAGCTGATGGAATATTAGGGCCTCAGACAGATAGTGATGTAGACTTAGGAACAAGCTCTGTAGAGTTTAAAGATCTATTCCTAGACGGTACAGCCCATATAGATACTCTGGATGTAGATGAAAGTGCTACTATTGCAGCAGACCTTACAGTAGATACAAACACTCTTAAAGTAGATAGCTCTAATAATCGTGTAGGTATTCTTAATGCTTCTCCAGATGTAACACTTGACGTAGGTTCTGGTACAGATGCTGTACACGTACCTTCAGGTACAACAGCACAGAGGCCCGGATCTCCAGCAGCAGGATACTTCAGGTACAATAGTACTACTGGTAAGTTTGAAGGCTATACAGATGAGTGGGGATCTATTGGTGGTGGTGCTGGTACTAATATGGATACTAACACCTATACAGGTGATGGATCTACTACTGCCTTTACTTTGAGCAATGCACCTGACGATGAAGAAAACCTTATGGTATTCGTAGATGGTGTATTCCAAGCACACAATGCTTATAGCGTATCAGGTACTACATTAACGCTAAGTGCTGCTCCTGCAAGTGGTAGGGTCATTACAGCGTACCATAGTACAACTACTGTAGGTGGATCTAATAATACAATTAATACAATGACAGGTGATAACAGTGATACGACACTGACATTATCTGTAGCTCCTGTACATGAGAATAATACACAAGTATACTTTGATGGAGTTTACCAGAGCAAATCAAACTATGCAATCTCTGGAACTACACTAACCTTTAGTACTGCTCCTCCTACTGGAGTCTTGGTAGAGGCTATTACAAATACTAATACTTCTAGTACTACTGCTAATCAGCTTATAGATGCTGACAGTGATACGAAGATACAGGTCGAAGAGTCTTCTGATGAAGATACTATTAGGATGGATATTGCTGGTACTGAAGTCTTAACACTGACTAACAGTGCTATGACCTTGAAAGGTACTACGCCTACTTTGACGATAGGTGACGCTGGTGCAGAAGATACCAAGATCGTTTTTGATGGAAATGCACAAGATTACTATATCGGTTTAGATGA